ATCTTTTCACCTGCTGATTCACACACTTGTTGGAGCCATTCGGGCTTGTAGGTCCAACCGTCAGCGTAATGTTTACATTCGACACTGTGATATGGGATGTCTATGTCCGCAAGGTTGGCCTGCTGATACTGATCTAAATTTCTTTTGCACGAAAAATTTATGTCTTGGGACTCAAGCCACTCATTTATTTGAGAAACCACAGATCGTTCAAATGCAGCGCCTTTTCTACGGGAATCTGCGCCCATAGGGTACCTTATCGATTGATATAAACATGCGGCGAGTATAACATTAGCTTGCTGATGTGCCACAACTCGGCAGTGTTGTGGTTATCAGGGCCAATCCCGCGCTGACTCCCTATAAACACCTGTGGGCGCGGACCTTAGCCGCCTTATCAACGATCTCCGGTAAGAATGTTGGTAGGGCGGCTCCTTTTTCGATGTAATTTTTTGGTTATTGAGTGCGCTGAACTCAGCTATAGCTACGCTGCCATGCGTGTTTTGGCTGAGGGGGTGTACGGGTCTCCAAAAACAAAAAAACTGTATATAAATCAAGCACTTAGGAGTCCCTTGCCTCCTGACCCGTAGACCCTCTGCTCACTGCATGCACAAGTTTGCACACATTTGCACATGTCTACAAATGCAAAAAAGCCTTGCAAATCAATGACTTACGGGGGTTTCGGGATTTTCCCAGATTTTTGAGCTTTTGGGAGGGCGCGGCCTCCCAGCTTGTTTTTTTTTCTAGAAGTCGTTGCTTTGTGGTTCGATCTTCTCAGCGCCCAAAAGCTTGGACAAT